GTACGTTGTTTCTACTTTTGCTGGTTTTAATACTTCCATTACGTTGTTATCTCCTTCTTAATGTTTAGGTAGCTAATAGCTACGTCAAATGAATCTGTTGTGCTTGATTGCACGGTTAGGGTATTACCACCCTCAACCACTAAAGGTTGAGTCAATAATTCTGTTGTAACATTAGCGGTTAAAGCTGCTGATTTTATGGCCGTAATACTGTTGTTTGTGACTGTAACTGATGGTGTGCCAGCTGATGTAACTAATATAGATTTAATTACATATGTTTCACTTACTAAAGGGTTACCTGTACCAAAAGGATTTATTGCACTTCCTGTTGTGCTGTTATCTGTACCTACAAATTTATATTGATTAGCCATTAATTTAAAAAAAAGTTAAACGCTTCAATTTCGTCTTTTAATTCTTCTTGAAACGTTGAGTTTAATTTTTCTACAATTGCATCTAAATCTCTAACTTGAGATTCTGCAACTTGTAAATTATATTCTAATTCAGGTCTAGTTATTACTTGTACAATCTTTGCCATTATCTTCTTCCATCTGGTTGTGTATCTAATCTAAAAGTTCCTAATCTCCAGCTTTGAGATGTTCCTGTATTTTCTACTTTTAAAGAAATTGCTCTGGCTCTAGCTCTAGTATCTACTTTAGTTGTAGAGGATGTTATATCAAAAGGACCAAGTGGTGAACTAGCTTGTGTGCTATTAGGATAGTTTTTTAATTGTAGTGTAACTCTTGTTGTTCCTGTTTGAGATATAAAATCAGGTACAAATCTTCTTATCTTCATAAGAAATTCACCATCTCCTTTAAATGTTGCAACACCTGTTTGTTGACCGGTTGATGAACTACGAGCTTGTGTAATATCAAAATCTCCTGACTCTATATTAGAAGTTATCGCAGTAATTGTACCATTTCTATTTTGATCTGTCCCTGTTTCGTGTTCATAGTAGCTTGTTCTGCCTTCCGTATTACCTACAACATCAAAAGATGTATCAGTGCTTGCATCGTATTCAGTTGCGTGAGGTAGACCAAATATAGCAGAATCTTTCCACATTGTTCTAGCTAAAGAACCAACTGTCCAAACAGGTCTTTGTGGTGATGAATCAAAATAATTATAAGTAACTTGTCTATTAACAACAGACGATCCTGTTGTCGGATAAAACCAAATAACTTCACCATAAAGATTATTTAATCCTGCTGATACCATTTGGTTACCAGAAGATAAATTTATACTATCATAAACAAAGTCTTCAACTAAGCATGGTAGTGATTCTAATCTACCAGCAAATCTAAAGAAACCATTTTCTGACATCCAATAAGCAGCACCGTCAACTTCAACACATGCATTCTGTCCAACAAGTCCACAGTTAGTTCCAACTTGCGCAAACGCAAAGGTAAATGGTTGACCAACAAAACGTTGAGTAAATAAAGCAGTGTCTGTCCAAACATAAATTGCATCTCTACCTCTAATCGCTCCCATGATCTGTGATCCGTCGGCCAGTCTCTGTGTACCAGCTGTATTGGTTGCTGTTGGTGTATACGTATTTATATCTTCTTGGTCCGAAAATCTTATAAACATATCATCTTGTGTTGAAGGTGATCCAATAGTTGTTTCTGTTCCAAAAAATACTAAGTGTCTATCAGGTGTAGATACTAACATGTGACGTGATGCTGTTGGTGCACCAGATATAATTGTTGCTCTTGTTGATGTAGCATTTGATAAACTTGAATCCCATTCAAACACAGCACCATCATGAATTAAACAAATTGCTTTGTCACCAAAATTATCTAATGACCACATACCCGGTTCAAGAACTAAATCTCCTGATGCTGCTTCTCCCCATGCAACATAGTCAGTTGAGTTAGTCACTGTTGCCCCGTCACTATGAGCTGCTCTAGTTGTTCCTCTAACTGCTCTTGTAATACCTGTTAAAACGTTTCCAGACACACCTGTGTAAGATATTTCTTCTGTTCCTACCAAAATAAAGTTTGTTCCTGAATCAGGAAAGTTAGCAGTGCTTGTTAATGTAATAGAAGTTCCTGATCCACCAGTTCCAAATGCATTGTCTCCAAGTGCACCATTTAAAGTAGTTGTGACTGCTGAACCATCTTCTCCACCCCAAGAACCTAGACCATAACCAAAACCTTGAGCTTGAACAGCTGGCCCTACTGTGTAATATTTTTTAATCGTTATTCCCCCTGAAGTAGTTGCACCAGAACCACTTTCATTAGAAGCCATTGTAATAGTTATTGTTGTGTTGGTAGGTGCAGTAGTCACCATAAATTTTTTGTCATCAAAATCAGAAGCACTATAATTTGATCCTGTGATTGTTGAAAAATTACTCATTAAAAGTATATCTCCAGGAACTAGACCATGTGAGCTAGAGTAAGTTATTGTAACTGTGGGTGATCCGTTAGTTGTACTGAAAGCACTTGTAAGAACTGTAGTTGATTGAATAGGGTGTATGTCATAAAATACTCCCCCAGAAAAAGCATACAGAATCCTGTTTGTTCCTATAATCGCATATTTTCTAGATAAACTATTAATAAAATGATGAAGTCCTCTACCAGCTCCTGTTAACTCATTTTGATTTAAACCACCTAATTGGTTCCAGCCACCAATTTTTTCAGGAACACCGTATCGAAATCTAGCGTTATCACAATCTGTCCATTGACCTTCGGCTCCGGTTTCAGAAAGTTGTTTATTAATACCTGGTTGAAAACCTATTTTTTGTAGCATAGCGGCTTATTATATAATATTTAAATTATAATGACTATATATAATTTATGTTAACATTCAATAACCATGGTATCTTTTTTTAGTTTCTATAGCCCCCACTAATACTCTTTTATACTTAAAAGAAGTTTTAGCTTTATGTGGTATTTTTGCATTAAAGAAAATTATTTTACCTTTTTTTGGTTTTTCAATAATAGTTCTGTCTTTAAAATTAAATATGGTGTCTCCATCCGCATTGTTTAAATATAATATGAAAGAATAAACTTCATGAGGATGTATGTGTAAACCTTGCCTACCACCTTTATTGTAATGTATTAAATGTAAATGAAAAAGATCTGATGTTTTAAATAAACCATTAAGTAGTTGTTCTTTTATTTTAGGTTTTATTTCTTTTACAATATTTGGAGTTTGAAAACCATTAACAGTTTCAACTTTTAATTCTGTATATCGATAATTATTTTTAATATAACCATCTAATTTTTCATTAAAGTAATTAACTATTTTACTGTTTAAATATTGAATATGATACATATTACTACTGTTTTGTTAAAGTAATATTCCATTCTAGTTTTGTTATTATTTCTAACAAATCAATTTGTTTTAATTTATTTTTAATAATATATTGATGGAGTTCTTTTGCCTCAATTATATACCAAGCTTCTTCTTGTTCAACTACTATTTTATCCGCTTTTGAATTAGTGCTAATTTTTTTAAAAACAATTTTATTTTCTGTGTCTAAAGGTCTTACATCAAATTTAAATTCTTTATTTGATCTTTCTTTTAAAATACCTTTAACATCCCACATTTCTTTTTTTTGTTGTTTCTTATTGGCATAAGTCTTTTTAATTAAAAATTTATTTGAAAAAATATCTTTACTCATTTTTATTCTAAATTTATTGTCATTGATAATTTAGGTGTTTCAATAGAAACTACTTCGTGATCTATATTCTTGTCTATAACGAATACGTTTTGATTGTTTAAATTATATTTTTTTTTATTTATAATCCAAGTAGAATCACCATATATATTTTTTACTATGACTGCATAAGGGTGTGAGTGTTTTTTAAAAGAAACTTTTTTATTACCTTTACCAAAATAAAAATTACAATTTATTTTTTTATTATATGTTTCATTTAATAACTTTTGTATAAAAGATGTATTGGTATTTATATATCCAATATCAGACATTACTAAAGTTTGTCCACTTTCATAATTTTTAATACACTCATTAGAATTTACATAACCATCTTCGTCAAAAAAATTTTGATGTTTTAAACCATCTTTTTTTACAACTTCTATCGAGGGTTGTCCCCAAGGATATTTTTTTGGCCATCTAATTCTGTCTTGTATTCTATTAAGAATATCTTCTTCTTTTAAATATATTTTATAATCTTTAATTATTCTAGGAAGATTCATTTTATTTTAAAATCAAAATTTATAACTGTTCTTTTAACGTAATTAATTGGGTTATTCCCTGCATGAAAAACATGACCATCAAACAAAACGCATTTTCCTTGTTTTGGAGAAATTTTTTTGTATTCGTTTAAATTTTCTGTGTCTAAAGATACAGAACCTCCTTTTTTCCATTTGTTTTTAAACAAGACAGTATCTCCATCTGAATCTTCTACATAGTATATTAAACTTTTATAATTACTGGCTTCATCTAAATCAACATGAGGGATGTTATGTTTTTCAAAAGTATGATTAGGTGTTCGTAAAGTTCTTCTTATTCGAATTCTTAACACATCTCCTAATTCAAATTTTTTATAATTTCTTACATAATGTAAAAGTTTTAAACACATATGAAACTTTGGTGAATTGATTCCTTGTGGCAACATAAAAACAGTATGAACTATTCCTGGCGTTTCTGTAATCTTTGGATTTTTAGGTTTCATAATTTCTGTCTCACCATATATGCTATTATAAAAATACCACTGAAATGTATTATCATTAATTGTTTCTTTAATTTCATCTTGAAACATCAATGGAATAACATCATCTAATACTTCTACATTATACATAACTAGGTATACCTAAGCTTTTTCTTCCATCATATTTATTATTGTTATTTGTTTTTTTATTATAGTGTAAAAAAACTTGACTACAGCTTTTACCTTTAAAAGGAAGTCTCCAATGTTCAAATTTATCTCCGGGGTAAATAACTAAATCGCCTGGACTTAAAATCACTTCTTTTTCTTTTTTATTTTTACCCGCAGTTTCATCCATATATATAGGCCACTTGTCTCCACCTAAATTTAAAGTAGCAGATATTTTACAACTTGGTCTATCTAAATGTCTTTTTAATTCATCGCCTTTTTTATATAACCTAGCATAACTATAGGTTGGAACTAATTTAGTTTTTAATTTTTTTTCAATAACCGGTTTTATTTTATTTAATAAAACTTCAAAAGCAGTTGCTGAATAAACAGAGTAGGTATTAGGAACTTGTGGATCTTGGAATGTGCCATACACCCGACTTTTTGATGGTAATATATTGTTGTCTAATAGAAAAATACAGACCTGTTTTTTTAATTTTAAATATTCATGCAAAAACAAAGCTAGTTCTTTATTTATAGCATTTTTTATAATTATTGTTTTTTTCATTTAAATTCCTCTCCTAATGTCCAAGTAACTAGAGAGTGTTTTGTTCCTTTTGTAACAGGAGTAACTCGGTGTAATATAAAAGAGGGGAATACAATAATACTTCCTTTTTTCATTAATTGTTTTGTTTGAAACAAAGTGGGTTTATTAGAGTATTCTTGTAGTTCTAAATCTCCACCTTCATACGTTTTTGGATTATCTAACCATACAACAGAGCTTAATTTTCGAGCCTTGTTTGCATAGCTGCCTTTATCTGGTGGATAACACCCTTTCCAAGCATCTTGGTGCCAATTATAAAAATGATTTTTTTTATATGTTGTAAATTGACAACTTTCGTGCCAATCAAATTGAAAATTCCAACCAGCATTTATGTTTGCAGTTTTTATAAAAGGTGTAATAAAACTATATATTTTATTATTATTTAAAAAACAAACATTGGAATCTCGTACAGTTTTTTGAACGTTTAATTTTTTATCTCCACCATCACCGACGGTTCCTTTTTTAAGAATTTGTTTACCGCCTTGTTTAAGAATGTATTCACATTGTTTTGAAGATAAACCTTTTTTGAAGTACCAAAATATATTTTTTAAGATCATTTTTCTTTCTAATAAAAATATTAACTTGTAAATGTATTATTTGTATCGTCCCAATAATATACTGTGTCCTCCGTTAAATCAAGATTATTTTTAGCTTCAAGTCTTTGTGTATCAGGATTCCAAGTTGCAGGAAATAAATTTTTACCTGATATTTCTGTATATGAAGATATTGTTGGTTTATTAGTGATTGGTGGTTCCCATTCTAAATTAGTTGAATTTAAAATCCAGTTGTCGTATGGTTTTTTTTGAAGAAATCTATCGTTTTCCGAATCATAATAATAGTGAGTTATACCAGGAAATTTAGCTCTAAAAGAACCATCATCAGAACATTGTTTCCAAGTTCCAGATGATATATTATTTTGACACCATGTTTCTCCATCAACGTGTTTAGGGTTATCAATTAAAGGACCTGCAGCTGTAGGTATGTCTCCTGCAACAACAACTACGTCTATAACATCATTTGATTCATTCAATTTTGCAAAATAACACTTACTCATATTAACCTATTTGAAATGTCCCTGACACTGTAAAAGTTGCAACTGTGCTTCCATCAGGGTGAGAACCTGTTGAGTTTGTTCCCGGTGAAACTGTTAAACTCTGTCCACCTGGAGCTTTAATAATTACTAATCCATCACTTCCATTTCCACCACCTAAATTATTTGGTGCATCTCCGCCAGCACCTCCGCCACCACTTCCATTTCCAGTAGCATTTACTCCACTGCTGAACCTGTTGCCTCCTGGGCCACCGCCACCAGATCCGCCAGATCCGCCAGGGTTTGTAATATAACCTGCTCCACCGCCGCCTCCAGCGTAAGTTGTTGATGCTCCTGGTTGATTAAAAGTTGATGCTCTTCCAGCTCCACCAACTCCGCCTTCATGTGGTCCTCCAACGCCTGAGGCTCCTCCGCCGCCTCCGGTGCCCGCTCCGCCATTATTACCTTCTGATGGAGTAAATCCTCCAGCATTACCTGATCCTCCTGATCCTCCTGATCCTCCGGGACTCGTTGCTTTTCCACCACCGGTTGATAATTTAAAATATGCATCTCCAGGAGATCCAAAAGAGGAATCATTTCCACTTGTCATATTACCTCCGGGGCCACCATTAGTAGCTCCAGATCCTTTTCCTCCAACAGTAACTGTAATTGGTGTTGCTAATGGCAATTCTAAAGTTGCAGAATCAGCAGAGGTTCTAAAACCTCCTGCTCCTCCTCCACCGCCAACTCCTCCTTGGCCACCGCCACCACCAGCGATAATTAAATAATCCACAATAGCTGAAGTTGCACCGCCACCAGAACCAAATCCTAAGACTTGATAACCGAACATTTTACCTTTTTTACCTTGAGTGTTTTTTGTGTTCTTACCTGATGTAAGTTTATTTTTTAAATCTCTCATATCTAAATTCCTTATGCGTCGTTAGCCGCGTCAGTAGTAAAGAATAATTTGATACCTAGAACTCTACATTCACCGGTAAATGTATCACTACCGTCTGCTGCGTCTCTGTATAGTTGAAAGTAAGATTGATACCCTGCTGCAGGAGAACCCGCAACTGTCATAGCACTACTTTCAGATGTAATTTGTTGATCTTTAAGTGTTCCGATAGCTGCATCTGTAACTTCGATTGCTGTTCCATAATCAACATTGATACTACCGTCATCTGTAACTGCAACACCTTGTAAGCCAAAAATAGCATTTCCTGTATTAGTTGTACTTGGTGTCCAATAAACTTGATAAGTTAAAGTTCCTTCGTTCCATGATTTAGGCATGGCAATTGTAAATTGTGTATGTTGCTTTGTACTAGCATCAAAATCAAATACTTTCATATCAGGTTTTGTTGCTGTTGTTTCAACTTGTTCTGCGTCAGCTCCATTAGTAGTTGAAGCGTACATGGCTGCTGCTGGAATCCATATAGTTTCTTTACCTGCAATTTTAACTGCAGCTGTTCCTGATTTAAGAGTTCCTGTTCCTTTAGGATTTAAATTAATATCAACGTTAGTTTCACCTGTTGCTGATAGAGTTGGACCATTGCCTGTTGCAGCATTTGCTAAAGTAAATTCATTAACTGCTGAACTTGTTGCAGTAAGATTAATTAATTCATTTCCATTTGTATCTGAAATTTTTGTTCCTATTGCAGGGCTAGTTAAAGTTTTATTTGTTAAAGTATCTGTTGTAGCTTTTCCGACTAGTGTGTCAGCTGCTGCCGGCAACGTTACTGTAACATCTGCTGTTGCAGCAGGACCAATTAATGTTACTTTGTTTGTACCATTATCTGTACCTTCTAAAAATTCTATTTTACCAGCAGTTGCTGATCCAGGACTTAATATAGGGTCTGTTAAAGTTTTATTTGTTAAAGTTTGTGTTCCAGTAAGAGTTACATCACCTGTTCCAGCAGGTAAAGTGTATATGTCTGGATTAGTACCATCGTTTGCTGTAGCAAATACAATAGCATCACTTTTGTTAGTTGCTGTAAAAGTAAATGTATCTCCTGAACCAGAAGCGTATTTAAATTGTACTGTGTAAGCACCTGATGTTGAATTTCTTAAAAAGTAAAAGTTTTGTGCATCTAAAGGAATAGTTACAATTTGATTTCCAGTGATTGTACCTGTGAACTCAATCATTCTGTGAGACATCACAGCACCAGTTGATCCATCAGAAACTGAAAGAGCTGTAGTTTGTGCACCACCTGCTATTGACTGAGCAGTAAATCCTCCTGAAATTTGTTCGATGATACTTAAATTAGTATTTGTTTTTGTTCCCCAAGTCCCAGCATTTTCACCGGTTGCTTGAAGCTCTATACCTAGAGGTGTGTATGTTGATGCCATAAATTTTATCTCCTATGCGACGTCACTATAACTTGTATTTGATCCTGTTGCAACATTAGAATAACTACTATTTGATCCTGTTGCAACACTTGTATACGATGTATTTGATCCTGTGTCAATGTTTGCGTAAGCCTCTATTCCTAATAACCCTACAGTAGATGTAAGCTGATCTAATGTTAATCCTTGTATTACATCTGTAGGTGTAATAGAGCCTACAGCAGACGTAGAAGATAGACCTGTTAAACCTACCACATCTGCAGGTAAAATAGATCCTACTGAAGAAGTAGATGCTACTCCAGTTAGATTAATTAGTTCAATAGATCCTGTAGTTAAGTCTCCAACACCAGTTGTTGCTGCTACACCGGTAATGGCACTTGGACCAAACTCTAATCCAGGAGTTCCTAAACTAGAAGTTAAAGCTATTCCTGTTACTGGTTCAGTGCTTACACCAAAAGCTAAACCTAAAAGTCCTTCATCGGATGTGGCTGCTTGTCCAGTTAAACTAATTGTTGGACTAATTACAAAACTTAAACTTCCAACACTTGTAGTTGCTACTTGACTTGATAATTCATATGCAAATTCTAATGTAGGTGCTCCAACGCTTGTGGTTAGATCTTGACCTACTAAAGGAATAACTTGATTTGGAGATGCTCCCCAAGAATTATCTCCCCATGAATCTCTACCCCAACCAACTAAAGTTCCAACGTAAGACATTGTTGGTGTTGCAAACTCAGCAGATACACCTGTTAGTGGTACACCTATTTCACCATCAATTTGTGGACTACCAACACTTGAAGTTAAAGAGTGATTGGAACCAATCATCTCTAATAAATAAACAACCTCTGTAGTAATATCTCCTAAAGAACTTGTAAGTCCAATACCTGTTAAAGATACAGTTTCATCTCTGCCTTCACCCCAATCAGCAATTCCCCAAGAAAGTCTTCCCCAACCTGTTTGATTAGATTCTGTGGTTGTACCAAGTGAAGCTGTAAGACCAAAACCTGAGACTGCAATAACTGGATCAAAACTTTCACCCCATGGCTCAGTTCCCCAATCATCTCTACCCCAACCTTGTTCAGCAAAAGAAACTACTTCTCCTATAGAAAAACTTGCTGATACTCCGGTTAAATCTACAAAATTACTATCCTGTTCGCCCCATAAACCTTGACTCCAGGTAGTACCTGATCTATTCCAAGTATTGGCGGACATAAGGTTTTACCCCCTATGCTATACGGATTATTGCGTTAGATGCGTCTGCTGTTGGAAATTGAATTGTGAAAGTTCCAGAAGAAACTGTTTTATCACCACCGAAAGCTATGACTGCCACAGCTTTGTCAGATTGAGTATCATTATAAATTAATGCACCATTAGCTGTAAAAGATGCTGAAGTATAACTAACATCTGCAAAATCACACACTGCAGTTGATCCAGATAAAGCTGGAGTTGTGCTTGTTAATGTTGCACCACCTGCAGAGTATGCAGATCCTGATGTGTTTGAAATTTCGTTTGAAGTTGAATAAGCTGTTGTACCTGCACCTAAAGATGCTGAACTTGTAAACAAAGCTATTTTAAAAGTATTACCACTTGACGCTGTGAAATTGTGTGTACCAACTAAAATTTCTTGTTTAAAGCTGTTACAAATTGCCGATGATATTGCCATAATTTAATCTCCTACGGGTTCGCTGATTTAACTGGTATTCGAATAGCGCCATCTGTGTAGTCATCTCTTCGTCTTCTACCAACTTGTTCGTTAGCAAACTTTTGTACCTCTTGTTTATACTTATTTTCATATAGTGTCAACATATCTATTGGACCTTTTAAAAACCCATATGCTTCTGATAGACAACAATATAATAAGCCATTTGGAAAATTAAGACTAATATAATTAGTAGTATTTCCAGACTCTAAAGTAGCTGGCATTTTGTTATAGTGTACTCTAAATTTATAGGTATCATCAGGAACTGGTGCAAGCATCATTCTTCCTGATGTTGAATCTGTATTACCTGTGGCTCCTCCATACATAGAATAGTATTTAGGTTGACCTCTTTTATCAGAAGCTGTTGAAGATACATATTCTTGAAGGTAAGTAACATCTTTTTTTTCTAACCAAATGTTAGCTCCTGTTATAGCAGAGTTAGAATCATAAACTTGAATACCTCTTATAAATAATGCTCCTGCAGGAGCATTGATTGATTCTTGACCTATAACTAAATTACCAGATTGTTGAAGTCTATCTGCATCAATAGGAATTTCTCTCATTATCCTGTATTGAGCATTTAAAATTATATTTTCTAAAATAGCAGTAGTTAAAACATTTGAATCCGTTTCAGTGTAATTTCTTATTTGTGTAACTAAATCTGAATAACTTATACCGGCCATTACTTAATATCTCCTTTATGCTTTAAACGTATCTTTTTTTGTTTTGCAGTTTCTTCATACATCTCAAGATGAGGATCTTGTTTTTCAGTTTTAAAAATATTTTTTATCCAATTCCAAATTTTATTTATCATGCGCTTATTGTTATAGGCCCAACGGAACAACCGTAGCCTCCTCCTTTTATATTACCTGTTGTAGCAGTATTTGTGTCAACTGTAAAAAAGAAAAAATTATCAGTTAAATAGTCATTAGAGGCATCTCTCGCATCATTTTTATATTTTCCAGTTCTTATTGTATATCCAGCTGCTTTTGCAATATTAGCTCCTGTTATACCGTCAAAACTTTGTGGGTCAGCATAAGTAAAAGAACTTCCTGCAGAAGTAGTGGGTGGTCCTCTAAATCTATATGTTGTTGAATCTGTTAAACCGTGTCCAGGTGAAAATACATTTATAATTCTTGATCCTGCAGCATAAGTTTCAAATCCGTTATCAGGTATTCTTACAGTTGTAGCAGGTTCGGTTCTATCTGGTCTAACATTTAATAATGCAACACCATCACCTCCCATTGGTTTTGGTTCAAGTTGTGGTTGTTTAGGTTCAAATTCTGTATAATGAACAAAAGAACCATTCCACTCTCTAACCATTTCTCTATATGGAAATTCAAGTCCAGATCTATCTGAGATAGCTTTTGAATGTTTTCCTGTTGCGTACTTAGACATTAATTACCTAAAGGTTTATCTACATTGCCACTTGCTTTTACGGTTAAAGAAATTATATCGCTTACATCCATAGCACCTAATAAAGATTCAAAATCTCCTATAGGTAAAGGTTCAACTCCTATTTCTCTAACTGCTCTAACATAATCTTTGTATTGTTCCATATTAAGTTCCTGGGTAATAAGCTTTTGGTGTAATAAATGTACTAGAAGCTGAACCATCTTCAGCTAATGCTCTAGCTAATTCATCTTCGTAGTATAATTTCATTTGTTGAACTAATTGTGGTTGATATTTTTGTGCAAGATAAAAAGCTAGACCTGAAGTCATACAAGGAACAAATCTAAATGGAATATCTCCTGCATTTGTATAATCTCCTACATCTTGTATTCTTTTTATATAATAAAAATGCACATCTTTAGATGCATTTGTTGAATCTGGTGTAGGGTAAATACTAATACTTACGTGATCAATAAATCTTTGAACCCAATATTGGTTAGGTGTTCCTTGTGAAAGTTTATTTGAAAAACCTGCATAAGTAGATCTATCTACTTTTGTCATAGGACTGTCTGATTGAGTTGTTGCAGCTTTATTATTTCTTAATTGTGCTTCAAGGATATCGGACATTCCATAAATTCCATTAGGGTCAGAAGTGGCACTTGTGCCATCACTTGTTGCTCTAAAAAATTTATATTCAGCTTGCCCTTGAACTAGGTCTAAACTTGTACTACCTATTTCCCAATAGTGAATACCTCTATTACCCCATTCTTGGAAAAGAATGTTGAGAGATCTTCTAGCTGATTTCATTTGATAACCAGCTACTGAATTTAATCCAATACGTTCAAAAGATTCTTCTATAATTTCATCAATAGAAAAAGTTTTGTCGAACGTTGTAGTTCCCGAAGTAGTATTAGCCATTTAAACTCCTAGCCAGTGTAGCCGATAGTAACTGAAGTAGTGTTAGTTAAATCTAAATATATTCCAGTTCTACATCGGATACCGCTTCCTGGAACATAAATATCTAATCCTTCAGTTCCGCAATTACCTTCGAATACTAAAGCACCTGTATTATCTGTTCCATCATATAGTTTGATATTGCTGTTAGCAACGCCTTCAACTTGAATATAAGTTATTCTAGATGGTCCAATAAATGAACCTGAAGCGTTTGTTGCTCTACCAAATCTACCGTCAGAAGTTCTTGTAGAAAACTGTTGGTCTGATGTTGCCATAATTTGTTTCTCCTTAAAATTAATATGTGGGGCCGAAGCCCCACACTAATTATTTATTAACTATCTGCGTATGGTGTTACTATTGTACCTGATCCAAGCAGTAAAGAACTGTGAACCAAATATGTAGCAGTATCAATCGCTGTGAAAGATACTACGCTACCAACGATTCCACCTTTTGTAGAACCATTCATAGTTATAACATCATTTGTTGCAGCTGGAATGAAAGCTTTTTTAGAACCGTCATCAACAGCAATCATAATACCGCCTTTGAATTTGTCAGTACCATCTGTTTTGATGTCCATATCAGTTGCAGCAGTCTCCACATAAAAGTGAAAAGTTGCACCAATGTTGTTTAAGTTGTTAACGTCATTATCACCTGCTGATGCACCATTTGCATTTACATTGATTGAAGGTAAAGTAAATTTACCGTCTGCATCATTTGTAAGTAAAATTTTGCCAGCGTGTGTAGCGACTGTTAAAGTTGTGTCAGCTGTTAAGCTAACAGTCATACCAGGACCTGTATTTACAAAGCCATTTTTAGAAATGACCGGTCCTGAAAAGGTTGTGTTTGCCATGATTATTCTCCTAGTTAAATCCTACATAGTCTCTAGGCCGTCGACTATACTGCGTCTATGCAGAATATTAATTTATGTATAGTGGTAATACTATATGTTATTTTTTAGTAGAGTGCAAGAGAGCCTGTAGTGTGGAGTGGATTTATTCCAACGATGTAGCTTTTGATTAAGTAGCTACTGAAACTTCTGGAGCAGAACCTTCAATTGTGTTCTGTCTGTGGGCAATTGCTGCTTCTTCCAGCTTAATGTCAGTGATGATTTGTTTTACTTTGTCATCTATTCTGACCATTTCAAGAGTGTATCTATTGTTAGATAGATGCTCCTGTTCCCACTTCAACTCCAAGGACC